GTCGTCTTCAAGTACCGCGCCTTCTGGCAAATCAATACAGGCAAAAACAGGGCAGCCAGGATGACGTTTATCCTCCATCGCAATCAGCATCGACTCACCGAACCACTCTGTGGTAGCACGGCCATCAGCCGCCTGATAGTGAATCAGATACTGGTTTTCGCCATTTGCATACTGAGCACGGGCTTGAACTTCTCCCCATTCGTCACTGATACGCATTGTTACCAGTTGGGATAATTCAAACTTAAACGGAACAGACTCTGCACCAATGGCAATCGGTTTATCTTCTTTCTTTTCCATAACATCACCTGAAAATAAAAAGCCCCGCGACACCGCGAGGCTGTAAGAGTTACTTTCGATAGAAATCAAGGCGCATTTGCTCCCGCTTAAGCCGAAAAGCTCTCTGCGCCACTAAGATGCGCCACAGGACACCAGCAATAACCACCAGCGAGATACAAAAACACACGGCCACAACCATCAGAAAAATGCAAAGACCATTCATGAAACTATCCATTTTTCAATGAATACCTCCAGTAATATCAAGAGATACGCCGTACCCAGCGCGGTTCCTACCGATATAGCTAAGACAAACCTCAAAGATAACGAGGTGTCTTTCGCTTTTCTCCAGACGTAAGCGCCAGCCAGAAATACCAACAAATCTCTTATTGGAAGCGGAAACCAGAACAAATCACTCGGCATAAGCACGATCATCTTCCGCTGCTGATTTACACGCCGCAGTTACTGATATATTGATAACCGGTGCGCTAATCGTGATGGACGACACTGTCGGTTGACGCGATATAACTGAACGATGGCTATCAAGGAAGTCCACAATCTCATTCAGGCACTCTTTAGCTGCCTCATCGTGACTTTTTCCGTATGCTTCATGGAGGACTTTCATCCTCATCATTGCTCCGTCACATATAGTCGAAAGCGCGTAAAGCACATCACTAGCCGCCATTTCTTTTTTGGTGCTTGTCGAAGGCATCCCATGTTCTCCTTTGTCTGGATGTAAAAAAGCCCCGGCAATTGCCGAGGCTCGTTGTTCGTTATCGTTACGGTTTAATGCTCGCGTCGTCCGGCGACAACTTCGGATTTGTATTTCAGGTCGCCCAGCAAGAATTGCAGTTTAAGCATCTTTGCCGCCGTGTAGTTCCCTGATTCCACAACCTCTTTCATGAGGTCATAAACGGCCGCAACATCATCAGCCAGGAACTCTTTGCGTTGCTGCTCAGTCGCACGTTTGAAGGAAATACGCATCACTCATCATCTCCTGCCGCACATACAACCTCACAAAAAACATCAGCGGAATGTTTCTTTTTGAATGAATGGCGCTCAAAACCGCACTCAATATCAGGCGCAAAAACATCCACCACATACGGTCTTTCAGAATGTTTGTTTTCCCAACGATAAACCGTAGTGACGTTGAAATGTTTTAACGCTTCACGGAACTCAACGCTGCCCGTCAGGTTTTTTGAGGTCAGGTATTGCAGGAGGTTTTTTACTACTTCACGGTCTTGTACTTTCATCGGGTTATCTCCGGTTTAACCAGGGCGGGTATCGCTCGGTTTCGGGTATAACCATAGGAAATTTTTTCCCACCTGTAAAGCACTTTTTATATAAATATATAATTATATAATTCTATACCACTTGCCAGAGAGCATCATGCAACTGGATACCTCCATTGCACTGGTTGCCCCAGCCATGCCAGCCATCAGGTAAATCACCGCGAGCAAACAGCTCAATACGGGGAACATCACCTAACAGCCTTACCAGCTTGTCACGAACCACATCAGGCTTCCGAGAATGCTCCAGACGAGGCGATGTAAACGACTGAATGATCCCCGCATCAAGGCGGGTCGGCAGTTTGCCTTTTACCGCAAACAAGCAATCTTCACTGTTTGCACGAGTCATATGCCCCATCCCCATCACCAGCTTATCTGGTTGTCGGCTACCACATTTGTTCCATGTGAAGCCCTTCATGGTCATCAGCCTGAATCCCCATGCTTTCACCACCAGCAACGCTTCTTCTGGCTGAGTCGGAACCCACCACATGGCCAACAAACACGATTCAGGATTAGCAAGCTGCCAGACAGGAATACGAGCAATATCCTCAGCTTTCATCGTTGGATACTTAAAACCAGCGCCACGATTCCCATCCTTACACTTGTCTTTGTATTCCCAGGGGGGATCTGCATAAATCAGATTAAACAATGCAATTGCCTCCATGTTAGTTGTGTCTCCGGCGCTTATCTCCGGCAGTCATAACGCTGGCCAGCTCTACAGCAAACACAACGAAAAGGGCACTAACCAGACTGATTAATGCCCTTGCCTGTTGTGTGCCGGATATCGCCCGACAACGCTGTTTTGGTAACACGGCTACAGTTCCGTGCCGCTCCAGCTTTTACCCCTTTGCGGATAACAGGCCCTGCCTGTAACTTAGCCCCACGTTCGCCCGAAATGCGCACCAGGCACGCATAAAGATGAGCACGAAGAAGTAACTCCACCGCGCTTATCTTTATGTGTGAGAGTGAATTGGTGGCCCCTACCGGATTTGAACCGATGACCGTGCGATTATGAGTCGCCTGCTCTAACCACTGAGCTAAGGGGCCATATTTGATTTGTTTGTCTGGTGTGGCGCCGCGCACGAAAATCCCAGCCAATAAATTCAGGATTTTTGGGCGCGGCGGCATATCAGACAAACATGGTTGATGCGTGCGCCCATGAGAAAAGCGCATAGAATGTTGTAACTATATATTTATATAATTATAGAAATATATATTACTTTCGGCAGTTGATTTCCCATGCCCTGTTATGAGCCAGAATATCTTTCTTTGTCTGGCGGTCCATAACATCGATGTCGTGATCAGTCAGGTAGATGGGCTTTACCCAATCACAGGCGGTATCAACCACCACCGGGACGCTTCCACGACTCCCGCAGCTCGCGATCAACATCGTCATCAGCCATATGGTTAACACTCTGCTGTACATTCCCCACCTCTTTTGTCACTTCTATACGCCGCTCCGCAGTGGCTTTTACGGCGGCTGCATTCTCATTAATGCGCTGCTTTTCAGCTTCATCTTCGGCCTTTTCTCGCCCCTTCATACGACCAAAACCAAACGCGCCGAATGCAACCAATATAATTGTGCCAATAAATGACAAAACGGCCTTCAAACCAGTCATACCACCACTCGCTCTTTCATCCAGCCGTAGACAAACGACTCATTAGCCTCGCGCTTCTCCGCCAACTCCAGATAGCGTTCGCCCTGCGTACAGTTCAGCGACGTCAGCATCACCCGTTCGCCGTCTTTTCCCCGATTCCCAAGATAAGCACGCAGCGCATTAATGGTACGTGGACCGATTCGTCCATCTGCATCCAAATCGGGATACAGCTTCCCACGCAGATTGAACACATTCAGCCAGCGTTGAAGCATTTTGGACGCCACTGTTGGCCCCATATTCACACCGGTATCACACAGCTCTGCGGCAATATCAGAGGATAATGCAGCCACCTGATCAAAGCGTGGTCCGTACCAGTAATCAGCCTCAAGGATTTCCAGTGCCTGTTCGCGGGTTAAATCGCGCATATCGCCACGGTATCCATGAGCACGGGCAGTGTTCTGAGTAATGCCCCACTTTGTTGGGCCTCCCTTGTCGTCAGGGTGATCCACATAGCCGCCCTCTTTTCCAAGAACGCTGTTAAAAATCTCATCTTTGGTCATGATTAAACCCTAATGCGTCAACTATCCGCGCCAGATTGCCCCTGAAATACAGAACAACGATGCAGATAATCAGATTTCCAATAACCACCAGCCAGTGGGATTCTTGATAAAGACCGAACACATAACGGAAGGGAACATTGGCGTATACAATGACGTAGATATAAGCCAGAAAGGAAACAAATGGACGATGCCTGGAGTCTTTCCGTCGATAAAGCATCAGCGCCATTACTATTACTGTGCAAAGCACCGCATTAATCAGTGCTGACGGGTCACTGCTTACCATTTGAACCCCCTCCACGTAAGCGGGAAAGCATTCCAAAGATGCTACCGAGATCCTGGCTGTTTACGAACGTGAGGATTTTAATGGTCAATGCAGCCACAATAACCGCACCAAGCGCATCCAGAGGACGATCGTTGTAGCTGGTCCATTTGGCAAGAAATGAGCCAACTAACGGCGCTCCAATCACTCCAACAATGAACGATGTAAAGAAATAGCCAATCAGCTTGAGACGGCTAATATTCACCGCTGTAGCAACATAGAAAACAGCGCCAGCAAATGCCCCGAATACAACGCCGTAATCAATACCAGTTGCAATACCAAAAACGCTGGCACCCATCAGGCCACCAGCAGCAACGGCCGTACCGGAAATTGGTTCTGCTGACATTGAAATCCTCGTTAAAAAAAAGCCCCGCCGAAAAGGCAGGGCTTCATAAAGCAACAAATTACGCGGTAATCGCTTAACGCAGTTTTACTACGTTAAATGAAACACTACACCCAGTTACCACCTAAAACAAGGTTTTCCCATAAAAAAACCTTCATATTGTGGTTAACCGATCAATAAAAAAACAATACTTAACTTTTGACCAACCGAACATCCCGACCAGGACTTCCATAATATTCGCCGATATGCCACTGCTTAAGTTGAGTAATCTTCTCCAACTTAACGCCCATAGAGTCCAGTTTCTGCCATGTTTTCGGTTGTATGTGCTTCATTACCCGCTCTGAATATCTGAATACTGCTCGTAAGCGCATGGCTTCTCACTACAGCTTATATAAGTGGTTTTTCCAGCGGTTTTGCGCCGCGCTGCGCTTATCTTTGACTCCCTCTCTGGCAATTCCAGAATATAAGTACAACACCACACGGCGGTTGCTAACTCTCAACCACTGGCTGGGATAGCAACGTCTGTATACACGGGAAATAAGCATCTTTGCTTTACGGTTTTTCATCATTTTGCTCTCCTGCGTTTCTTTGCTGCACGCCGTGCAGCTGCAATACCGGTATGGCGGCGCTTTGGTGCCGGGATGATGTTGTCAGCCATCAGGACATGCGGCTTTGCAATTAGCGCAGAAGCCCAAAAACGAGTCGGGTATGGTAACAAGCCGATACATGCCACACGCATTACTCACCTCCTTTGATGCGAATGCCAGCGGCGCGTGGCACATTAACTTCCACGATGCGCACAGTTGGTTTGTACATCTCGATCGCTGTCAGCCAGTCAGCTCCTGTCATGCGCTTTTCCGCATCGCCATTAGTCCACTGAACCGGTACACCAATAGCCTTCATCGCTATTTCTATTTCCCCGGCAATGGCGCTTTTTCCGCAACCAGTAAAACCAGAAACAACGACAAGAACTTCGCCCCTGGCCGGTTTTATTTCCCGAGCATCCTGTTCCTTAACGCGTTCCTCCAGTTCGTAGACTCTGCATTGCTCTTTATCATCAATCAGATATAACCCAAGACATTCGCTTTCTACCCAGCCACCGAAATCATGATCGTAACGCTCACATGAAAACTCACCGTCACCGTCCTTTGTTGGAATTGTGTAACTGTCTAATGGGCCACCGTACGTCGGTACATTTCCCAATGTCGGATGCTCAATCCACATGAAAAATGCACGTCCGGTTATTGGGCAAATATCTGGTCGCCATTGGTTACTCACAGGTTGCCCTCCTGAATACGCTTAAACTCAATTACCCATACCCACGGGTTAGATAGCCAGTTCTCTTGCCCGTAAATACCGCGCCAGATATCACCAAAGCCAACACGATAAACAGCTTCCGGCGGTGTAATTTTGTACGTCGCCGGAGATGCGCCTTCAGCTTTAGCATCTGCCTCGCTCATGTCATGCAGCCGTTCCACACGCACGTCGGTTATTTCCAACAGAATGCGGCTGGCCCAACGTGGCATGTGAATCGACGGGGTCCAGCCCTCAGCTGGCTTGCTACTATCTGAGTAATCAGCCTTGTAATCACACAGTTCAGAAGCCAGAGAGACACCATCTTTGATTTCCTGAATGACATCGTTATCCAGCCAAAAAGCGTTGAATGTTTCACGGACCCATATGCGATCTCCAACGTTACCGAACGGGCATAAACCATGTTCCGGTGCATCCATAACGTGGGTATAGACACCATTGCGTTTCTTTGTCGGTTTACGGATAACCAGGCAGTTATCGGCCCTGACATTTTTTACAGGTCGGCGAGTCTGCGTCTTCCTTCCTTCGAGGATGGCCCGGACCATCTCATCGTTAAAAATCATGCCGCGCTCTTTCACTCTCCCTCCCACGTTTTCAGACTTTCACCACAAAACGGGCAAAATGAGACTCGAATAGGTGATTTAGAAAACTCACCGGAACGCAACATCACCAAATCAGGTCCACGGGTTAAACTCTCATTCCAGATTTTGTATAGCAGTAAGCCTTTTCTTACTGAGCATTCAGCATCGTGCTCAAGAGACTTTGCCAATGCAGCACACGGCTCTATTCGATTGCCATTAATTCGACAATTTGATCCACTCACTTCAACTCCTCCCGACGACGTTCCTGAAGCTCTAGCATTGCGGCTCGGAAATCCTGCCACCATTCCTCATCGGCTACTGGGGTGTTCCGCTCCAGCACCTTGTCCGCATCGGCGATCAGGTTTGCCAGACTCTTGTCTGAAATCTTCGTTACCGGAGTCGTTGGTTGCTCAACCTGCCCGATAGGTTTTATCGTGCTCAAAAGGAGGCGACGGCGGGAAAGTGGTGCCCCACAACGACGGCCATCTTCCTTGCGATATGTTTCTTTCGGACCAACACACCAGGTTGTCGGCGTTTCGCGTAACTTCACTTTTTTCTCACCATCAATGGTGATGATTATTCCGGTATGGGTTTTGATGCTCATGCCACAGCCCCTCTCAACGGCTTAACTTTGGCTAATAAGGTGTTAAACAACATGGAGTTAGGATTCATGCCAAATGGCAATTCCGGTTTAGCGGAGTAGTACAGGCAACCATTTATTTTCCTGGTTGTTATCTGTCCTTCGGCAACCATGCTTCTCAGTCTGCAACGCATAGAGTTCTGCGACACACCAATGTGCTCCGCGATTACGTCCACTTTTGAACATGGGTGATCGGTCAGGAAATTAATCACATCTTGGGGGTTAATAATTTTGCGTTTCATTGTCGAGGCGTCCTTATACATTTATATAAATATATAATTCTATATACGGCGGGAGACATCCCGCCGTAGGCTTACTGTCAGGCTTTCAATAGCGATTCTTTCAGATATCGGGCATCAGCCAGGGCGTTTGGAGTAATCTTGCGAACCCATGCATTACGGGTTGGACTCCACTTAAAGGCGCGTGATTTAAGCAGCGAACGAATGTTTGCCTCTGGTTTGCCAGGGAAATAAAACAGGATGCGGTTATCCTCTGGATCTATCTCCATAGAAAAGCCGTCGTATTCTTCGCGCTGTGCTCCTGTTACAGACTTGACCGATTCAAGCTCCTTAATACGGCTCTGTAGTCGTTTGATTTCGGCGTTATTGTTGCTCAGTGCGTATGAAGGGAATCCGATGCGCCCACAGAAATCTCCGGCCAGTAACTCTTTGGCTTCGCTTTCTGTAAACCTGAGATCGATTAATGCAGAAAGCTGCTGTATTTGGTCTTTTTTGTATTTGCGAATGGCCTTATTTGCGGCCTTCATTTTGACGTGTGACTTCATGCAGCCTTGCAGCTTACGAAGCAACTTAAATAGCGCATCAGGATCATCAGACGAAATTCCATTACGACCAACACCTGCGGCTTTGCTCTCGTAGTGTGATGCTTTACTTTCGCATTCAACAAACGCTTTTCTGAATAACGCATCAGCTTTAGACAAACGGCGGCGATGGCCTTTCGCGCTATAATGGTCAACTAAAATCGGCTGGCCTAACGGGATCACATCCAACAGGTCATGCGCTCGCTTATGCGCTACCGCACCTTCTTTTCTGGCTTTTTCTGCACGAGCAATATATCGGGCAAGACGCGCGTTCTGGCGTTCCTGATAGGTGTTTACGTAATCATCTCCGCGCTGCTGCTGTTCAAGCCATGCTTTGCGCAGATCTTCTGTTACGTCCACCAGCTCCGCAGGGATACAACCAGTTTGGGCTTCATAAGAGTAACCATCCTCATAGATACGCCCATCGTCTTCAACAAAGAAAAAGGTTTCGTGCTCATCGCTTTTGACCATACGACCATTAACATGGCGTAATAGGTAGCCAGTATCAGTGCTTAACAGGCTGTTAGGGTTGTTGATCCAGTCAGAAATAATTACTTGTTTATTCATCAGATTTCTCCGGTTTAACCAGGGCGGGTATCGCTCGGTTTCGGGTATAACCTTAGGAAATTTTTTCCCACCTGTAAAGCGCTTTTTATATAAATCTATAATTATATATTTATAGATTTTCGATGTTCCCGATGTCTACACACCATCAAAACAGCTCAAAATGACACTTTTACTCTCTTCGCTTTTTCAAATAGTCGACAACATACGCCCTGGCTTTTGCCAGCTTCCGGCGATACTGTCTGAGACTAAGAGAAAGGGCGTGGGCTTTATCAATATGCGGTGCATTTATGTCGAGGCCCCGAATCTCCCACGCCCCGTATTCAATTCGGACAACCAGCGCCGCAGTCTCATCAACTACCGTGAGGGCCGTCACCGCTCCCTCGATACTAGTTTCCAGTGAGTCATTTGGTGCGCCGCCCCCTCCGGTAAACTGGCAACGCGTAACCATCATCATTTCTAACATCGACGCGAAACCGCTACGGGCGTTGCAGCCATTGCGCACCCACAGCGCCCATAGCTCAAACAAGCTATCCAGATCGCGTCTCACTGTTCAGATCTCCCGTATCGTGACGGGATAAAGCGCCTCTACCTGCTTTTTCTTCATGATGTAGACGTCTGTTCGCACACCTTTAGTGTCGACACAATCAATCGTCCCATCGTCATAAAACACCATGAAATCAAGTTTATAAACGACACCACCTGGCAGATGAAAAGGCACCTGCATAAGAAACGTCACAACGCGGCCAGCTTTTCTCAGTAGCTTCAGTTCGCAGTAGTAATCAGCCTCTTTTTTGCTATCAAAAGCGATATCATCGACAACAGTTTTTTTATTGCCGTATTTGCTTTTCCTGGTCGCTGGTTTGCGAAAGCCGGTATATCTCATTTGGTATCCCCTGGTACTTCACCAAGACTAAGATCAAACCCAATTTCGTCTTTAACTGACTGCGGCAACAGCTCCCACGTCTGCGCACACAAAAATTCATCGGTGCCATAACGCTCAACAAAGCGAGCACAATTACTCAGGGGAGGGTGACGAACGGCAATATGCGGAGGCACGCGCCCACCACCAGGCACAACACCGCGATGATGTGGTGCGCACAACCCAAAGCTATGGAAGTGGCAATTCTCATCAACGCTGCCGTAATCAGGATCGTGATGTAGCTCCGTCCACAGCTCTGGATTCTCAATTTCACGGCCATCAATAATGCAAGCTATGCAACCCACGTGAGTGAGCACCGCTTGTATATAAAGTTTCTCTTTCTTCGTTGGTGTACGTCCGTTCATCAGCGCCCCTTACCATTGATAAAGAGGTTGAACTCGTTGATTAACTGGACATACATGCTTCTGGCCGCGTAGTTCTTTGCCAGCTCTTTACGGGATGAGATCCCGCAAAACTCACGCAGAATCACAGAGGCCTCAGAACTGTTTGAAACGTTCTTCCCTGTTTTACTGGTCAGAAAGCGCCAGAATTGGGGATTCTGGCAATGCATCGCAGCACCGCGAACATAACTACTCATTGATGGCCCCCGTCATTTCTGGTGCTTTTCACCGTGCGGCTTCTTAAAAACCTGCCATCACGAACAACAGACACTTCTCGTTTACCCAACCTCATTTCACGGCGGTAACATTCAGAAAATGCCTCGTCCGGCATCATATAAATGCGACGCTTCGCCTCCGTATCCAGAAGGGAACGGCTTGGGGTTACATATAAAAACGACTCATCAATAGGGACAAAACCACGAGCAAGAATTGCTGGCAGAATGCCAGGAAGAACGCAGAAAACAGCTCCACGATGCAGCAACATCTGGTACTCCATGACCTCCGTTATCCCCGTGACTACTGTTACGGTGTCACGTCTGTTACGGCTGGCAACCAGTCGCTGCACACGTCCAATTTTCTGATCTACAGATAGATGTTTGCTATCGTTATCAATATGATCGATAACAAATCCTTTAATCGTTTGATCAAGGTAGTGCACCACCTGCGATTGAATCTGGTGATTATCACCAAAGAAGGCCAGAATCATCATTCCTCAAGCCTCCCAAGTGCTGAACGCCGGGCGTTGCTAATCTCCTTATGAATCAGCTCGATATCGCTGGAATCTTTATTCTTAAGCTCCAGCACGGTAATCGCATCACGAACCTCTGAAACGGTTACGTGTGAGTGTTTCCAGCGAGCAATGAATCGCGGACCGCGTAGATTGCAACGCTCCGCAGGCATCCCCAGCTCAGAGAAAACCGCTTTCAGCCTTGATAAGCAGTTAACAGGGAGATTCCCTTTGATCTTGTTCTGCCGAACCGATGTGCCATCGCTACGCTGGCGCTGACGTTCGGCAAAATCTGCCGCCCATTGCTGGACGTTAATCCGGCCTTCCGAATACGCCACCAGCAGCGTCAGGTTATCCGCACGAGGGAATCTCTCGAAGCGATACCAGGCACCAATCAGTGATGACGTAAAGCCAAACTTTCTGGCAACACCAATTTGGCCTCCATTTTCGTCAACCCACTCCTGAAAGGTCATTTAACGAACTCCAGTTAAAACCACGATATGTGGTATTAAAACCACATATCGTGAGTTTTTCAATGGGCGAAACAAAAAATAACCTTCTATTTGTGGTCCACCTCTCGTCTTACCATGTGAAAACCACTAAATGTGGTAATGTATAAATAACCCACCATTCACGATTGATGAGACATGAAAAGCAACGACGAGAACATCAAGAAAGAAATAGGTCTGCGCATTCAGACTCTACGGAAACAATCCGGCATGACTGCCGGAGATCTCCAGCAAGTCACTGGAATAGGCTTAAGCACCTTGCAGAACTATGAGGCCGGATTAAGACAACCATCTATACCTGCCATCAAGAAAATCGCGCACGCCCTAAAAGCATCAGCGCCTTACATCGCGTGCTTAACAGATAACCCGTTCCCACCCCAGAATACTAACGCTCCTGTTATTCCTGGGCTTGTAGCTATAAAAAATGACATAGCATCGCACGCCGGAGAAAAGCCTGTGCTGGCGATAGAACAGGAGATTTTACGAAGCAAGAACATCAACCCATCGTCTCTGTCAGTTCTCCAGAGCAACGATGAGTTAATGTCACCAACAATATCCCCTGGCTCCCAAGTCCTGATTAATACAGACGATACAGAGATTCATGAGGGGATCTATGCCCTTGAAGACAGAAATGGCCTAGTTGTTTTGAGGCACTGTAGAGTCATACCGGGTGACAATGCTGTTATGCTGTCAACCGAAAGGGATGCTGAAATGAACACTAAGCATCTGAATAACAAGGAATTTAAGCGTTATAAAGTTCTTGGCCGCGTAGTTAGTGTTGTCAACTGGTTATGATACACAGCACGGCGGAAGCCGTGCATTTCTACGCTCAAAAAAACCACATTTTGTGGTTTTGACAACATGTAAAAGTATAAAAGAGGCTACGCATGGAATTACATACAGCCAATAAAAACGAAACTCTGATCACTGCTGGAATCGAAATCCAAGCGTTGAACATAGCGATTGAGTGTATGTTATGCCAAATCATTGATAATGAGAAAGATATCGACTGGATAGAATCTATCCTTCATCTGGCATCAGAACAAAAAGTCTGCCTCAAAACGGCCTTACAATACGATGTGCCAGCGGTATCGAAGCTGTGCCAGCCATTGATGGCATATAACAGAGCTATTATTTCTGTATGCCTCATGATTCTCGATGAAAACACCCCTCTTAGCGACCGCTCAGAAGCTGCTCTAACCCTCTCACGTAAACAGCGACAGCTAGCAAATCAACTGATATCAACGATAGCTGACCTCTGACTGCAAGCGGGCTAACGCCCGCTTATATGATTATAGATTTATATAATTATATAAAATGCTTTTCATCCGCCAAAAAGTTGGTTATGCTTACCTCGTTCTATAAATATAGATTTATAGAATTATATAATCAAACACATGGAGTCTCGACAAATGACTATCTCTGTAGGTATTTTCAACGGAAAAGGTGGCGTAACCAAATCAACAATTGCCCGTGCTTTAGCAGTTGCTTATGCAAAGGCTGGCTGGAA